GCCAAGGATAAGAATTCCGGAATCACCTCCTTGGCATGGCTTCTCCAGTCCTGGAAGGCCTGGTATTCGGCCAGGTATTCGGCCTTCTTCTCGGAGCTGATTCCGGAATTCTTATCCTTGGCCAGCTCATAATTGGCCAGGATGGCCTGGTAGGCATCCGGAGAATAATGGTCATTGACTATGGCCGAGACAATCTCACCATAGGCATTGCCTTCCACATCGATGCTCTCACAGGCCTTCAGGTCCTGAGGATAGGTCTCACCCTCCGGCACCAGAGGATCTGTGAAGTCGAAGAAGAGGCGCACCAGGTGGCCTTCAAGGATTACATACACCCCACTCTCAGGGATTTCTGCAATGTGCATCAGAGTTTTCATCTTGCTATAGATTTACGATTATTCTTCAAAGTAATACGATGATTTGCCATCACCGAAGGACCGCTTCCTGATGATGACATTCTCCACAGGGAAGATCTTCTGGCCAGCCTTCTCGGCATCCCTGGCCAGCTCCAGCACATTCTTGATCTCGAAGGCACTGGTCATGAATTTGTACTGCTCACCATCCTTGATGATGAGCACAGCATACCGGTCATCTCCCTTGGAAGTCTTGATACCGGCCTCGAAGTCCACCACCGTAATGGGGACATTCAGCACATCAGTGATGGCCACACTCTTGGCAGAGAAGTATTTCTTCCCATCCCTGGTCTTTTTGTTGGCCCTGATGCCTTTGTCAGCAAAGCTCATATCATTGTCTGTTATTACATTCCACAAGTGCCTGCAGTTACCCCACTTGCACCATCCCCAATAGGAGGCCTTTACCTGCCGGAGCTTCTGCTCACTCCTTGTGGTCTTAACTTTTCTTGCAAATTTACACTTCACAGATTTCCGAAGTCGGACATTCTTCCGAGAGAATACATAGCCAAGGAAGTCAATGCTTCTCCCTACCATGACCTCGGCCTCTCTGCCTTTTCCGCTTTTTCTTGCCATAGCCTCTATGTGCAATCGGTGCCACAATGGCCGAAGCCTTCACCACAAGACCAAGCTCTGAAGAGATCCGGTCATACTCATTCAGCATTGCCCAGGCCTCTCCCTTGGTCCTGGCCAGGCCCATAGTGTCATCACAATACCGGAGATAGCACTTGCAGTGCACCTTCTCCTTCATGTGATGGTCCACCTTGCTGGCCGAGAAGTTTCCGATGGTCTGGCTCGGATACCCTCCGATGGGCATCCCTCTTCCTCCTCTTTTCCTGCTCATTCTCCAGCATGTCAAGTATCACCTGCCCTGAATCATAGTTGAAGATGGCCAGCTCCATGAGCCGGAGGAATCTCTCATCCTTGTATTTCCTCCGGAATGCAGCCATGCTCACCTCATGAGGAATGCTCTGATAGTATTTCTTGTAATCGGCCTTCCAGAAGTATTTATACTCAGGATACCTCCGGAGCATCATCTTCAGCCTCCTTACACCATAGTGGATACCCTTGCCAGGCACACAGGCAAAGGTATCCGCTATTAGGTTTTTGTACATATCAGGCCCTACCACCCTCATGATAGCATGGTGGATGATTCTCCAGGGATGGTACTTCTGCCTGGATATCACCCTATCCTTGCCGGAGTCATTGTGTATCTCCATATCTTCATAGCCAGGATCTGGGAAGGAGAAGGTGAGCATCATCTGCTGGATTTCCTGCAGATCCTGCTCGGCCCGAAGGTTGTGCCTCCGGATGTACCGATTCTTCTTCACCTTCCCTGCCTGAGCTTCCTTATCGGCAGCTCGAAGATTGTCCATGTCCACAATCTTCTCATAGATATGTCCTATTCGCTTTGGCATAGTTGATTGATTGGTCACCATACTGGCCATATTTCAGGCCCACTAAATTCGAGTCCGCTTGCAATGACTCGATGCCCAGAGCTTCCGAAACTAAACTTATAGGTTTAGTCCTACTAGCACTGCTTGCTTTGCCATTACCGGCATTGCCTTTCCGCTTGACATTTTCCGACATCGATGCCGAATATCGGCACCTACATTGCACTGCTATGATGCAAGGTCGAGGCGCAGGGAGTGTAGTTATTCTCATTGTATGGCGAGAGCCGATATTCGCATTCGAGTTCGACCAGGCGTTATTCGAGTTCGCATAGGCGAGACCGCAGTTCGCACCGTTATTCGCATTACCGCCCCAGATCAGGACCTCAGCTCTCACTCCCTTCTGCCTACCATCCTCACTTGTCAGCTCTCAGCCTCCCCACTCAAGAGCAGGGAGGCAGGAGGATGGATTTCCAAAGCTATCTACACAATAGGTGGATTCTCCACTGATTCAAAGAGCTTGACTAGATCTGGCTAGCTTTCAGCTACCAGCTCTCTTCCGGACATTACGGTCAATTCGCCATAATAGGCAAGGCGAGAGCCGAAAAGCGCATGCGAGTACGACCAGGCGTTATACGAGTTCGCATAGGCGAGACCGCAGCGCGCACCGTAATTCGCATAACCGCCCCAGAGCAGGACCTGTCCTGTAGCATTCGCATAGTGATAGTCACCCCAATACTGAGAGCCACCACCACCATGTACACTAGGCACCAGGTCGAAGAATTCTCCCACAGTTTCCTCTCTGATGAAACCTTCAGAAGTGAGGCGAGTGAGCTGCCGGTAGTCACCATCAGGATGGGATGCCAGCTCTGCAGCAGAAGGCAACCTGTTACCTTCATAGATGAATACCTCATTGCCATTCTGGCCGGTATTGCCGGAATTGCCACAGAAGATGCCCTGAGTGAATTCCCACTGCCAGCCATAAGGATCCTCGATGCCCATGACAGAAACTCTGCAAGGATTCACGCAGCTTCCATAGGTGATATCCACCTTGCCGAAGGCATCTCCAAGGCTCTTGGTGAGACCTGTGAGCATGGAGGATGCAGCACTCCAGTCACCACCGGATTCACCGGTGATGCCAGCACCAAGCACTTCCTGTGCATTGGGACTGCCATACTCAGACATGAGGAGCATCATCATGAGCTTCTTGTGATCATAGTTGATGAGGCCCCACTTGGCACCATTGACCTGTGCTGCTGCCCAGAAGGCAGAGATGGTCTTATTTCCGGCAGGAGCCACACCGCTTCTGGAGACCAGAGCAGTGCTGGCCATAGAGGCCTTGTATGCACCGATGGTGGCCTCAGGGATGAAGTGGCCACCGATGGGGATGAGGCTCATCCACAGGTAAGGGATGCCGGTCACAGCATCTTCCTGCACCCTGTAGTAGAGCTTCGGGAAGTGGACCATGACATGGCCGAGACTCTCATTCAGAGTGGTGCCATCGGCATATACTCCGGAATTGGTCACAGAGAGCTTGGCTGCATGGCCGTTATTCTTCACCAGGTACCGGCCACACTGGCTCTTGAAGAGTGCCCACATGTCAAGATTCCCCACTCGGCCCCAGGCAGAAGAAGTCTGAGTGGACTGCTTGATGGGGATTCCCCAGGCCACAGACCTGAGGAGCTCCTCTTCACCGGCATTGATGGATTCGATGAGCTTGTCAAGAGTGATTCTCCGGATGGATCCTCCCACTTCGACAAGGATGCTGTTGGTCTTGAGAATGCTCTGGACCTGTGCAGCAGTTGCGAGATTTTTGAGTGCCATAATGATATGAGATTAAGATGATAATGAATCGAAGGAGACCTCTGCCAGCACTTCCACATCATGAGTGGAGCCATCCTGCTGGTCAGTGTGAGCTGTGGTCACTGTGATGGAATCGGTGTTGCTGGTGCCCTTCACAGTCCAGGTATCCCCATCCATGATGGTGAAGGCCCATGTGGGATTGCTGGGAGTGAGCACAGCATTGGTGGATGCCCTCACAATCCTGGCCTTCACTACCACCGGATTATTGGTGTCCACCTCCTTATTGGAGGAGTAGATGTAAGGCACCAGGATGATCTCATCCAAGGTGTCGATGACAGAGATGCCATACCGGCAGATGTAATTGGTATCTCCCTGGGCCTTGTAGAATTCGGCAATGAAGAGCTGGGAGCCATCCACATCGGCCCTGGTCACAGTGATGGTCTTTTGACCGGCCTTTGCTGCCCACTCGGTATTGCCCTTGTACCACTTGATGTAGTAGCTGCTCACAGGGGATGCAGACAGCCACAGCTCGGAGGCCAGATTCAAAGAGTCATGGCTCTCATCGAGCTGAAGTGTGGAAGCATTGACAAAGCCATAGTAGGAGGATGCACCGCCCTTCTGGATCTGGATGTCGATGCTCTTGGAGAGATTGTATTCCACTCCGGCCACAGTGGCCACGCAGGCATACAGGAGAGTGTCATTGGCAGTATTGACCGAAGAGGCCAGATTGTCAATGATCTTCAGTGCACCATTCACCGGATTCATTGCGAATTTGCCGGTGGAATCGGTGGTGTAGCCTCCGGATGTGGCACCATTGAATACAAGCTGCACACCATTGTAGGTCCAGGAGTGCATGGAAGTGGTCACAGCTCCACTCTTGGTGCTGGAGACATGGGGAGTGATGACAGGCTGATTCGCTGCCACAGTCCAGTCAGGAGCCACCGTATCGGTCTGGTCATCATAGCTCTGGTACAGTGGCTTGCCATTGAGCTCAAGGCTCATAAAGAGGGAATCACCATTCCGGAGTCTCTTGATGGTGATTGATCCTTGTGCAGAATAATTGCTCATATTGCTAGCTGTTTATATAATTCAACATTTCGGCAGCAGAGTTGAAGATGGTGCCATCCAGGAGAGCAGCCTTCTCCTCAAGAGTCTCGGCAGCAAAGAGCCTGGGGCAGCATCCCACTTCCTTCTCATTCAGCACCACATTGGCACCCTTATCCACATGGTGCCTCAGTGCTATCTCATATTCCAGGCACTTGGCCTTGGATGCAAAGATGTATTTCATGGCTAGTTGAAAATTAAGATATTACCATTCTCATCTGTGAATACATCGGTGCCATCGGTGGCCACCTTGTGCTCTTCCTTCTGCTGGGCCTCGATGAATACATCAATCCAGTCATTGGGATAGTTATTCCCCACACCGGTCTTGGAGAGCTGGAATACAGTGGTGTCACCTTCATTGTGCTCCACATCATTGATGGCAGCAGTGGCAGTGTGCCACACAATCTTGATGACACTCTCAGGACACTCAATCTTCTTACCCTCGGAGTCCACCTGGGCCTGGTCGAATCTGGCAGTCTGATTCGGCAGGATGGCAGTCTCATTGCAGGGGGAAGCCTTGAAATCGGCCCACAGCCGATTGACAGAGAATTGGGCCCTGGCCAGCTCGGTGGATCCGGAGAAGGCCTTCACCATGTAGTCAGCTTTGGTGATGAGTCTCAGGTCAAGCACAATGGCAGTGGTGCTGATGGAGACCACCTCATAATCGGATGCAGACACCTCTGTGATGGAGGATGCCGAATTGACCTTGTAGAGCTTCACTGTATAGCCGGAAGTGAGCTTGGTCTCTCCCTTGAATACCTCGATGGGGATGGTCCTCTCATACTCATTGCCATCCCTGGCAGCAGCCTCTCCGGCAGAGCTGGCACTGATGAGGCCATGTGCCACCTTGTAGTCATACAGGAGCAGCATATCCAGGAGGGAATTGTACCGGAGAGTCTTATCCTCCCCAATACTCATATTGTAGCCATCATTGGAGGCATCTATGGTGGAGAGAGTGATCTCATCGGTCCTGATGGGGATGATGACACCGAGACGGTTATCCACCAGCTCTGCCTCGAATCTCATGGTCACATCGGTGCCAGGAGAGAGATTCTTGTAGATGGCAATGGAGCCTCTGGTGGAGCCTACAGTGTCAATGGAGAAGAGGCCTGACCATTCCGCAATGGTGGTGATGTCCACATTGTTCACATACCACTTCATATTGGCAAGCTGGGCATTGGCCGAAGGAGTGGGCCAGCTACCATCTGAGGCTGCAGCATTCACTATAGGCCGGAGCACAGTGGGAGAGAGGCTCCTGTCAGGGAGATACTCATTCTGGGCAGCACTGTACACCTGCATCACAGGAGAGTAGGCAGAATCACACACCAGCGAGGCCGAGACGGTCAGTGGTGCATAATCTCTCCGGATTCGATTTCTTGCTATTTCCATATCATCAAATAACTATTGTTGCGTGTGTAGTCTGTTCATTAATCACAGCTGTGATGAAGAATTCTGTCCCCATCTGGATGCTGCTCTCTCCCAGGTCATTCTCTGTGGAATTGAAGCAGATGTCAATCTCCCCAGCGAAATTCCTCACCTTCTCCTTCAGGCTCCAGGCCTGATCTTCTATCGGCACACCCGAATTCCTTGAGATGGTCCAGGCATCCACCTCATTGGTCACTTCCACGAAATTGCCCTTCCACACTCTGCAGCTCAGGTGAGTGGATTCTCCCCAAGCAAGGAAGCCATCTCCGCTATCCAGTATCTCCAGCCTCAGGGGGAGATCCTCATAGGGAGTGAAGATCTCCTTGATCCAGGCCTTCAGTGTGCCAAGGGATATCTTCTTCCACTCCTGCACATACGGTGACTGCACCAGGAAGAGCAGCGAATCCTCCAGATTGGCATCCGGATAATCGACTACTCTAGGTGCTAAAAAAAAAAGCTCTCCTCCAGGGGATGGTACAGTGATGATCGGAGGCACATCAAGGCTCCTTGGAATCTTCAGAAGCTGCCCTTCCTCGCAAAGTGAGAAGGAGAAGCTGCTGGTGTTCACATTGTCACTGTCCTTGGCCTGGATGCTGGAAGTGTCAAGCACAATCTCTTCCAGGTTTCCATCCACCACTGCCCACTGCTTGCTGGAGGAGAAGAATTCCCACAGCCACAGAGTCTCACTCTTTCCGAAGTGGCCGGTATTCTGCTGCCAGCTCCTCTCCGGAGAATCGGTGATATCTATCTTCTTGCCAGCCTGCTTGGCAGATTCATGGTCAATGGAGGGATTGATGGTCTGGGCACCGGTGAAGCAGAAGGTATCCACACCGCCCAGGGAATTCACTGCAAGGAAGTAGTGCTCCTCCCTGGTCACCGGCTGGAAGATGTACCTCTGCACATAGGAGAGCCTGGTGCCACCGGTGGTCTCCACCCAGATATCGAAGTATCCCTGAAGGTCAGCAAGAGTCTGGCCACTTTCCTGGAAGATGTGGGCCATCTCGGTATTGAAGGAGAGATAGTCTCCGGCAGAGCCGGTGGCCAGAGTGAAGGTGTATGTGCTGGAGGCTTTGTACACCCTTACCTTGACCACACCATCCACCACGAAATAATAGGAGAGATGCTCCTGCTGATTCCATCTCACCTTCTTGGTTTGTGGTTGCCAGGTAAGCCAGTTGGCCTTGAGGAAGTCACTCGGAGTCATGGCCAGCTTTCGCACACCACCAGAGACCACCTTGAAGCTGTGAATGGTATCACCATCCACCTGAGTGGTGAAGGTGGCTGCTGCCTTGGACTGATTGAAGGATGTATTTGAGTCAGGGAGCTGGACCTCCAGGTACTGAGCCACCACATCCTGAATGTCGATGGTGACCACATCGGTACCATCCGGATGATAGGTCTCCTCGATGACAGTATCATTGCCCTTCAGCAGCTTGAAAGTGATAGCTGCTGAAGTGTTGATCTTGTAGCTCTTCAGATTCCTTAGGAGGCTGAGAGCATCCGGTCTCTGTGTTACTGTTGCCATGTCGCAAATTTACGATTGAATCACACTACCCTATCGGACATTATCCGGCTTGTGCCACAGCATCATACCACTGCTCAAAGGTCACATTGGACTGGATTATGTGAGCAGGCTCACCACCGGCCCGAAGGTCCTCCTGCCAGATATCCACATGCCTGGTGATGCGCTGGGACTGCTGGCCTCTGTATGCCGGTGGATCTTCCGGTGCCGGAGGCTGCAGCCTGGAAGGATACGGATCATCCTCGGTAAACTGATACCAGGTATCGAGACCGGTGCCAGGATCCGGCCAGCCAGATTCAATCTCTTCCAGCTCGGAATTGTTGAATTGCCATACAAGTGTGGGAGCAGGAGGAGTCACAGGCCCATCGGAGATTCCATCGGCAAAGGTCTTTACCAGGATGAATTTGGCCTCCAGACACTGGATCTTCCGGCCCACCTCATACTTGAGGAAGGTAGGCAGCAGCTTCTGGCCATCCATGTGCTTGAGAGCATACATATTGTACCGGAAGATGTCCTCAATCTTGAGATTGAATTTGCCACTCACCTCGATCTTGTTATTCAGGATGATGTCTCCATATCCCTGGAAGAATTTGAAGTACATATCCTCTGCATTCAGATTGTACCGGCCAGATCTCTCGGCACCGGTGTCATCATACTTCTGAGTGGTGGCATACCGGTATCTGCCGGAGGAAGAGGAGCCAGCATACTCAGCTATGATGATATCCTGGTCCTGGTCCTTATCACTGTCCTTATAGGTGGTATTCCTGTGCTTCCTCTCACCGATGTAAGGCATCAGCACACCATTGACATAGACCATCGGAGGCATCAGATCCTCCGGAGAGAAGTCCTCTGCACCATCGGCATTCTTCCGGTCATACTTGAAGTAGTTTGTGCCGATGAGCTTGGCAATGCCATCCTTCACCTCATAGAATTGGCCCAGGGAGAGCCGGAGCACAAAGGTCTCATTGGTGAGCCTGGAGAATTCATCCTCATCACATTCCACCCATCCACCATACTTGCTGATGATATCCAGCACCGTCTCATCGGCAGCAGTGGCACCATCCAGGGAAGTATCCGGAGTGATGGTCACCCTGGAGCTTCCATTGTAGGCATAATTCAGATGGCCCAGCACCTCCGATGTCAGGTCATGGTCAGAGTGGGCCTGCAGGATGTCCTCCATCAGAAGGATATCCACCACCTTCTCCTCCGGATTCACCGATATCTGGGCATGGAATTTCTGATTCATCCAGTCCAGAATCTCGGAGACAGTCTTATTCGGCACCAGATCGGAGTAGTCTATTTTGGCATTACAGACCACATCGGAGCAGTTGTGAAGGAGAATGAGGCTGGAGAGAGCCGAATTGCTAGAGAAGCAATTCTGGCCCACTGTATAGCCAAGCAGCTCGAAGAGCCGGTGGAAGAAGGCAGAGAGCTTCAGGAATGGAGCCAGGCCATACCCTTCCGGCACAGTCACCCTGCCATCTCCTTCCTGCACAATCCGGTGCTCATGGAGAAGGTCCCAGAAGCCTTCATGCAGGCTGCTCTTGTTTGGCTCATTGTTCACCTGGTAGCTGCCCTGCTCCTCATTGAAATTGACCGCCACAGGACACAGCCGGAAGTCTGAGAGGATAGCTGCCTGCTGCTGTGTGTCTCGGCCCTGGTAGTATTTCATGAGAGCCTCGGACCATGCCAGAGGAGTATTGTAATTGGTCAGCACCCTGGCCGAGAAGATATCCTTGAGATTCTTATCCTTGTGCTGAGTGTACAGGTCAGAATCCTCCAAGGCCATAGTGCAGGTGATGGTCCTCTCATCGGAGGAGGCAATCACAAGCTGGCCATGCTTCTGGTACACACCCTTCTGGATGGAAGCATTCATGGTATTGATGAATCTATCCTTCCTGGCCAGCCTGGCAGGGAAGCCAAGCCTGGACTGGTCCTGGGGAGTGGCCGGAATGGTGGCAGTAATAGAAGCAGCACCTTCCTCGGAGAAGAAGGCACTATTCTGCTCGATCTCAAAGCTGAAATCTGAAGGGAGAGTGAGCTCTCCTTTATCGGTGACTAGTCTCATGTCTTGCTGGTGATTTTCTTCATCTGCCTCTGCAGATCCTGAGCTTTGTTGATATCGGAGAGCAGCACATAGGCAGGGATGCCATTGTCGATGATGTACTGCAGCACCTGAGTGAGCTGGGCCAGCACTGCCGGATCCATCTGGCTGATGGACTGCTCCATCGGAGCTGCACCGCCCTGGGAAGTCATGCCACCATCGGCAAAGCCACTCACACCGGATACATGGGAGCCGGTCTTTCTGGCCATCTCTAGCCTCCGGAAGAGGATGGGATTGGACCGGACCATCGAGGCCGGTGCCACCCATTCATTGGCATGGACCACACCCACCTCCTTGTAGTCATTGCTGGCCTGAGTGGTGTAGCCTCCGGAAGAGTATCCGGTGGCCACCCTGGCACCAGTCTGGGAGCCGGTGGAGCCGGTGCTGCCCACAGTGGTATTCATGATGGCATTTTTCTGAGCTATGATCATGGCCACCTCGGCAGCAGTGGTGACACCGATGAGAGCTGCACTGATGGCACCACCAATGGGGCCAAGTTGTGCAAAGGCCTGCATGACTGCCAAGGCTCCGGCAGCAATGGTCTTGGCTATATTGATGACCATATCGGCCACTGCATACTTCTTCTGAGTATCCAGCTTCCTCTGCTCATAGTCTGCCTCGATCTGCTCTCTCCTTTCGGCATTGTCACCGGCAGCAGCCAGCTCGGCCTGCATCTGGGCATCGAGGCCTGCAAGCTCTGCATCCTGGAGAGCAGACACCATGTCACCTACTTTGTCACAATAGCTGCTGGCAACCTCGATACCCTTCATCCAGCCATCCAGCTCGATATTGAGATTCTCCCTGGCAAAGTCCTTGATGAGCTGCTGCTTGGCCTTCTGGAATTCCTCTTCGGAGAGCAGCTTATTGTCATACATCTCCTGGAGGGAAGCAATCTCTGCCTCAAGCTGCTGGCCGAGTGCAGTGCTCGGATCCAGTGCTGCCCTCACCTCTTCGGCCTGCTCGGCAAGGTCAAAGAGATGCTGGAGCTGCTCCTGCATCTCTTTGTCCAGCTCTGCCATAGCAGCCTCTATCTCCTTCTCGGCCTCCTTCTCCAGCTCCTGCATGACCTTTTCGGCATCGGCCTGAGCCTGCTCCAGCACCTTCCGGAGCTCCTGCTCTTCCTTGACAGCCATATCCAGAAGCTGTGATTCATATTCAAGAGTCTCTTTCTTGTACCTCTCGGCAATGGCCATCTTGGCCCTGAGGGACTGCTCCTGGATGGAAGTGAGTCGATTCTGGTACTGCTGCTCCGAGAGCTCACCATTCACATAGGCCTGCTTGGCCTGATTCTGCAGCTCCTTGAAGTGCCGGTCAGAGGCATCCACCTCTTTCTGGAAGGCATCCTCTACTGCCTTGGCCTGCTCCTGCTGGAGCTGCTTCCGAAGGGAGGCATTGGTGGATGCAGTCCTGGCTGTGGTCTTATAGTAGTCAGCATGGGCATTCTTCTGCTTTGCGAGAGCCTGCACATAGTTGCTCACAAGCTCATCATTGCTCTTCTGGTATTTCTTATCAATAGCTGCCCACTCTTCCAAAGTCTCAGAGGAGGATGCTCTGAGATCTGCCAAGTCCTGCTCTGCCTGCTGAAGCAAAGAATAGGTGCCAGCACTGGCATCCATAGAGTAGGCACTCCGAAGATGCTTGACAGCCTTCTCGGCATCCGATATCTTCTGCTGATAGTCTTGTGCCTGCTTGATGATTTCTCGGTTATGCTCATACTCAGCTATGTATGATTGGAGCTCTGCCTCATCCATATCGGTCCTATCCATCAGCTTCTGCTTATAGGCATCCGCTTCCTGCTTGGCTATGTCCTCTCGAAGAGCAGCCAGTTCCTGCTCCTTCTTCATGGCAAGATCTGAGGCATCCAATCTCTCCTTCACCGATTTGGTGACATCTCTCATGATCAGCTTCTGCTCTTCAATCTCAGAATTATACTCTGCCTCCTGGAGAGTGAGTGCATTCCTTCTCTCGAAGAGCTCATCTAACATGGCAGCTACCTCCTTACCTGTCTTATAGGCACTGGTCATATTTGCAATGAGCTCCTTCCATCCTGCACCGGTGGAAAGGTCTGCCACAAAAGACTGATAGGCACTCTTCATGCCCTCAGTGAATTGCTGCCATCGATCTCCCACTGCTTGAGTCTGAGTGGTGGCATCCTTAGCAAATTGCACTACAGCCTTCGCAGCAGCAGCAAAAAAGGTAGCGAGGCCAACCTTTGGAAGCAGGCCCTTCAGGGAGTCAAGAGTCTTATTGGTGCCTCTGATGCCCTGCTGGATCTCATCCATCCTGGCCTTCACCTGCTTGAGCTGCTGGCTCTTCTTGATGAATTCATCGGTGCCAGGAGTGAGATTC